CACAGGTTGGGCAAGTTTAGATAGAAAATTATTTGGTGGATTCAATAGAGGTGAACTAAACATTTTTGCAGGTGGTAGTGGTGCAGGTAAGAGTTTGTTCTTAGCAAACTTAGGTGTGAACTGGGCACTAGCAGGTATGAATGTAATGTATCTTACATTAGAACTTTCTGAGAACTTGGTTAGTATGCGTGTAGATAGTATGACTACAGATATTCCAAGTAGAGATATTTTCAAAGACATTGATGATGTACATATGAAAGTTAAGATGATTGGTAAGAAGTCAGGTGCATTCCAAGTCAAGTATATGCCAAGTGGTAAGACTCCTAATGATGTAAGAAGTTATATTAAAGAATATGAAATTAAAACAAATAAGAAGATTGATGTATTATTGATTGACTACTTAGACTTGCTTATGCCTAATGGTGCAAGAGTTAGTGCAGAGAACTTGTTTATTAAAGATAAGTTTGTGTCAGAAGAACTGCGTAATCTAGCAATGGAATTGAATACAGTATTTGTAACTGCGGCACAGTTGAACAGAGGTGCAGTAGAAGAAATTGAATTTGATCATTCGCACATTAGTGGTGGCTTGAGTAAGATACAAACTGCTGATAATGTATTTGGTATCTTTACAAGTAGAGCTATGCGTGAGCGTGGTAGATATCAACTACAACTTATGAAAACACGTAACAGTGGTGGTGTAGGACAAAAAATTGATCTTGAGTTTGATATAGATAGTTTGCGTATTAGGGACTTAGCAGATGATGAAGAGTATCAAGAATTTAACAAACGTAAGTCTACAATCTATGAAGGACTTAAAAGAAATAGCATGAACTCACCAGCAGAGCCTGATCCAAACGCAGATCCTAAAGAAGGTGATAGCGTTGGCAAAGTCAAAGCAGATGTAGACTCTACATTACTAAGATCATTCATAACCAATCTGGGTCAAGAGGACGAATAGCCAAATCATAAATACTTTGCTTAGGCAACAAGGCAAACGGAGGCTACAATGAAAACAGACTTAGAAAACATACAACTACTCTTGGATCGATTTAAAAGGCCTATACCAGATAGGGAAGATTATAAGAACAGGCTCGCAGAAGAATTTGAACTTATCCTTAATCAACGATTCACAGAATACTTTTTACGTATTTGTGACGTAATAGAACTCACAAAAGATTTAAAGCACATGACAAGAGGATCAGCAGGCTCTAGTCTTGTGTGTTACCTTTTGGGTATCACAGATGTTGACCCAATAGAATGGAATATACCTGTTGCACGTTTTATGAACCCTTTACGTGATGACTTACCAGACGTAGATATTGATTTCGAACATTGGCGTCAGGGTGATGTTATGGAACGTATATTTAAAAAGTGGCCAGGTAAGACTGCACGTCTATCTAACTATGTAATGTTTAGAGAGAAGAGTGCAAAGAAAGAAGCGGCCAAAAGATTAGGAGTCAAAGGCAAACTACCTCGTAGTTTTAAGTATGAAGACTTTGACATTGATCCTGTAGAAGCAAAACGTATAGAGAAAAAACTAATTGGTAAGAAACGTGCTATCTCAAAACACTGTGGTGGCATTATTATGTTTGATAGACAACTACCAAAAAGTTTAATATCACAAGACAATCAAATACTGCTAGACAAATATGAGATAGAAGACTTAGAACATCTTAAACTAGATGTACTAGCAAACAGAGGACTGAGTCAACTGCTTGAAATTGATGAACTAACAGACCTACAACACTATCCTACACACGATGAAGCAACAAGCAAACTATTAAGCAGAGGAGATGTACTAGGTGTAACACAAGGTGAATCACCTGCTATGCGTAGACTGTTTCGTGCAATCAAACCACAGTCGGTATATGATTGTGTGTTTGCTACTGCTATGATACGTCCTGTAGCAATGAGCGGAAGACAAAAGGCCGCTATGTTCCAAGACTGGTCACAGGAAGTTGTGCAAGATAGTATTGTGTTTGAAGATGATGCTATTGATATTATATCAGACATCATAGGTGTAGACATGTACGAAGCTGATATGTATCGTAGAGCTTTTGCTAAAAAGAATGATGAAAAGATATTAGAGTTTGTAGAACTTATGGGTGGACATCCACGCAAACAGGAAGCAATGGCCGCACTACAAGAACTATCAGGGTTTGGCTTATGTAGAGCTCACGCTGTTAACTTGGGTAGACTTATATGGGCTCTAGCATATCAGAAAGCACATAACAAAAAAGAATTTTGGAAGGCAAATCTAAAACACTGTCAAGGATCATATCGTTCCTGGGTATATCAATGTGAAGCACACAGACTAGACATACCAACTAAGAGTGGTTGGTGGTGGCATGGCTTCCCACCAAGACTAGGAGTTAAACAGCAATGGTTAGATCGTGTAGAGTATGCAGGTGTAATTGCAAATAGTAGATGTTACAAAGGTAACAAAGGACGTTGGATTACATTCCTTACACTAGGTATAGGCTATGGTGAATATATTGATATTACTGTACAAAAGCCTGTAGCATACAGAGATGGCGACATTGTACACGGTTCAGGACGAGTCAAGCAGAGCAACAATTCTGAATATATAGATAGTAGCGATGCTAATGTTTACACATTTCAGGAGTGGAGATAAAAATGGAATATACAACTGAAGAGAATCAAGAACTAATTGATAACATTAAAGGCCCAAGATACTATCGTATTATACTGCAAGGCTATGGTGGCGAATCTAGTTACATGGGTCTAACTAAAGAACAATACGAGTTTTGGAACGCACTTACGGAAGATGAAGGCGATAGTGAAGTTGTAAATTATTGTACTGACGAAGAGTATGATGGTATTGAAATAGATGATGCTGTAGACTTTTTAAAGGTAGACGGTGAAGACTACAGACAACAATGGTACGAATCACCTACAGAAGTTGTCCATCAATATGGCGGTGACTTTGGTAACATGAGCATTACTATTGACGAAGTTGATAGTGCTGAGTATGATGCAGGACATGTACGTGATGTTGTTAACAGTGAAGACTTAGCTGAATGGTGTGCTAATAATGAAATTGATCATGTAATGGAATGCGAACAAGCAGAAGAACCAGACTATGTGTTTCAGTTTTGGAGTGCAGAGAAAGGCAGTTTCTTTGATGGCATTATAGAAACACACGGACCTTTAGACTTAAATAAATTGAAACTTACTACCAACGAGTATTGGAATGGAGATGACGTTGTAGAAACTATTGAATATGACGGTGTTGAAGTTGATAATGCAGGAGGTGATACTACTGGTAAAGGCTATAGTGGACACTTTTGGAAAAACGTAGAGAATGAATAAAATAAAATTTATATGCGGTGATAGACATGTAGCCAAACATTACCCGCCTATACCAACTGCAAAAGCAAGACCAGATTGGTATAACGCATTGCCTGGCTTCATAGGTGAGCCATTACAGAGCCCACCTACTATTAAAAAGTGCATGCCTGTTTATGATCATTTGACAGCAGGATATATTGTACATAATCCTGTAGAACAAGAAATAACAATAGGCGAAAGACCTGCACAAGATGGATCACCCGTAGAATCATTCCGTAGACTATATCCTCAAGCATGGACAAGACAAGAAGAGCAAGAAGGTCACTCACATGAACAATGTCCTGTAAAACTTGATGGCGCACAAAAAGACTTTATTACCTTTAGTGTACCGTGGCGTATTGAAACACCACCAGGGTATAGTTGTTTAATACAACAGCCTTATTTCTTTTTTGAGAAACGCTTTACACTATTCCCAGGTATTGTTGATACAGATACTATTGATGTTCCTTGGGTAAACTGGCCAGGTGTAATGAATGGCAAGCCAGGAGATAAAATTACTATTGAACCAGGTGCTCCTCTTATGCAGGTGATACCTTTCAAACGTGATGAATGGAAGATGGAAGTAGAAGTAGACGAACGTGGAATCGAAAGAGATACTGCTTTAAAATTTTTCCTAACAAATGCTTATGCAAGAATATTCCACAGAAAGAAGAAGTATAAATGATATCGATCGTATTTTGGATTGGATTTACAGTAATGGTATTGAATGAAGGCTTTGTGATTATGCGTCATGTGCATCCTTGGTTTGCACAAAGACGTGAAGCACTAATGGCCAAGTATGGAAGTAACTGGAAACGCTTTCATGCATTTTTTGACTACGTATGGATAGGTGGTGTGTCACTAGGTGTTGCAATAGACATAGGCAACTGGAAGTTGTATGCAAC